GAAGCAAACGATCAGAGTTCAGCATCACAAGGCTTATTGATGCCAAAACTACAGTATCGTTTCAGAGCGATCCTGGAGAATTTTGGAGTATCAACACCGAGATCAGAACTTACAAAACAAGTTATCGATATCACAAGACCAAGTTTAACTTTTGACAACGTTACATTAGATGTTTACAACTCTAAAGTTTATGTTGCGGGCAAACACACTTGGGAAGCAATCACAATCAATCTAAGAGATGACGTAAACAACTCTGTAACTAAATTGGTTGGTGAGCAGATCCAGAAACAGTTCGACTTCTTTGAACAATCAAGTGCGGCTTCAGGTATTGATTACAAATTTACTGCAAGAATCGAAATGCTTGATGGTGGTAACGGAGCAAGTGCACCAAATGTGTTGGAAACATTTGAATTATTCGGTGCATACGTTGAGAACGTGAACTATAACACACTAGCATACAACACGTCAGAGCCAGCAACTATCACAATGCAGGTAAGATACGACAACGCGATCCAAACTCCAACAGGAACAGGAATTGGAACAGCAGTGGCAAGAACTATCGGTACTCTAAGTACAGGTGGTGGACAGTAAGAATTAAGTTAGCAATTATAAACATCAAAAGCGCCTTTATATGGCGCTTTTTTTGTGACTATAAATAACACTATGCCAAGCATAAACAACTTCTTACAAGGTTTCCAGAACGGTCTTCCAGGAATGAAAGATTATCGTCACGCATCAAGATTGTACATAGACAACAATCACAAATTGATGCCGAAACAGAAGTTCCTGTTCCATGTTGTATTCAATTTAGACGAATCTTTATTCCCAACAAAATTCTCACCCAATGAACGTTATGAATTGAACATGTTGGTCAAAAGTGCTGACCTTCCAAAGTACGGTTACAACTTGGAGGAAAAGATCCAATACAACAAAAAAATGTATTTGGCAACAAGAATACAATATGAGCCTGTGAACATAACATTCCATGATGATCATGCCGACACGGTAAATGCGTTCTGGAAAAAATATTACGAATACACAATAGCAGATTCGGTAAACATGCTCAACGACATGACAATTTCACAGACCAAAGACGACTACTACGATGGTATAAAGCAAAAAAAAACAACAAAGTTTGGTCTGGACACCCCTAAACTAAGAAGGAAACCTTACATTAAGGGCATAGAGATATTCGTTTTGCACAAACAGAGGTTCACGAAAATGACACTTGTGAATCCTGTGATAGGCTCGTTCTCCCATGATAATCTCGATCAGGCAGACGGTGCCGGTGTGATGAACAACACAATGCAAATATTTTACGAGACGGTGACCTATCAATCAGGTATCATTAACATAAACAACGTTCCCGGTTTTGCAACAATACACTATGATAATGAACCGTCCCCGCTAACTGTATTAGGTGGTGGCACTAATTCTATTTTTGGCCCAGGTGGTGTTGTCGACGGTGTGGGCTCCGTTATCAGAAATTTGGATTCAGGCAACATATTAGGTGCAATCTTGACAGCATCGAACACTTACAACAATGCAAAGAAAATTAAAAAATCAGATGTCAAAGAAGAACTTAAAGGTATAGTAAAAGACGGAGTGCTTGAAATAGGTAAGCAGGCAGGTTCTATCACTAATCCAGTAGCATCGTTTTCAGTTGGAGCGGCGGTGGCCGGCGCGGCCGTAATTGCAAGTGCAAAAGGCACCGTAGATAATAATCAAAGGCAAAACACGACAGTGCTTACCAATAATAACACAAACACCACAGTTTATTTAGGCGCAGATGAATCATTTAATCTCGTTTCTAATGACACTAACGTCAGAGAAGAAATAGCGGCAGGTATATACTACAAGGACATAGGTTCAAGGAAAGGCATGACAGTCGCCCAGTCAGATATAGAGTTCGAAAGCAGTAGTGATAGTATAAAAAATGTCTACACCAGTAAGGCCATTACAGACATTCGTAAACTGGTGACAGAAGGATATATCAAAATTGAAAGACAAAATCAAGACGTTGAAATAGCAACAGAGAAGGCCCTATTGTAATGACAGAATTTTACACAAATTTACCAGCAAAAGACAAAGACCAGTTAGACGAGACAATCAGAAAACTCACCACATCAGACTACCAATCAGACTATCAATTTAATGTAGGGGAATATGACAGCACAGTGTCTTTCTTTGTAAAAAGAGGATTTGCTAGGGCATCTGCCGAGTCCACAGCATATGTAATACTATCGCAGGCCAAGATTGACAATGTAAAACCACAACAAATATTGGATCAATTGACCTATGCTTCTCCGGCCCTTTTATCAGAATTAATCACAATAATATTAAACGCCAACAGATACAAGTCAAGTCGACTGGGTGTCAGGCGAACACTCACAACAAAAGAGACAGTATCTAGAAATATCATAGACTAATGTTACCTAGATTTGTAAGGGGTAAGTTCTCTCCCAAGAATCAAGAGAAATACGTGGGTACCAAGACACCTACTTACAGATCGAGTTGGGAACACGCATTTATGAAATTGTGCGATGAACATCCTAACGTGTACCAATGGGCCAGTGAGTCTATAAAGATTCCATATCGGCATCCTTTCACTGGCAAGTACACAGTGTACGTGCCAGACTTCTTCATAGTTTACCAAGACAAGCAAGGTCGCAAACATGCCGAGATGGTTGAAGTGAAACCCATGAGCCAGACCACAATGGAGTCCGCTGGCAAGAGCCAGGCCAAGAAAAAACAGGTTGTCATCAACATGGCCAAATGGGAGGCAGCAAATGCGTATGCCAAACAGAGGAAAATACGTTTCAGGGTAGTATCAGAAGAACAGTTGTTCCACAACGGTAAACGTAAGTAAATAAAAATAATGACAAAAAAATTAGAAGACATATTAAATTTACCAAATGTTAAAGAGGCATTCAAGGAAGTAGATAAAAAAGAAAAAGATAGGAAGGTCAACGAAGCGAATGGCAGCCCGTCTACTAAAAATCTAGATCCGCAGACACAGAAAAACCTGCAAAAAAGTTATGCGGAATTTGACAAGGTGGCGGCCGCACTCCCACAAGTCAAAGGATTGGGCGAACTGTCAGATCTAGAACTGGACAAGTTGGCGGTTGAAGCAGAAGAAAGTTACAAGAATCTCATGGATCTGGGCATGAATGTTGATTCAAGATACTCAGGACGTATCTTTGAAGTTGCGGGCAATTTCCTAAGGAACGCCATAGACGCCAAAAGCGGCAAAATCGACAAAAAACTTAAAATGATAGAATTACAACTTAAAAAGCAGAAGTTAGATCAGGGCAACAAAGACGGACCCGCTGTAGAGGAAAGTGACGGATTTGTGATATCTGACCGTAACGAATTAATGAAGAAACTCCTTAAAAAAGATTAGGTATGAAACTGGAGGATCATAAGGGAAACTTCCTTTTCTTGTGGCCTTATGTCAAAGACTTAAAATTACGTAGACTAATAGATTGCGGGGCACATATCGGGAGTTGGGCCATAAACTGGTATGATAGATGTGAAAAGATTGAAGCATTTGAACCAAATCTTCAAATCCTTCCTGAATACAAAAATAACACAAAACATATAAAAAATTTATCCTTGCATGAAGTAGCACTGGGTGACAAGCCAGGTACAGTTGCTATGGATTATGGGGCACACGTAGGCACATACCATATCACTAAAAGCAATGGTCCTATAGAAATAAGGACTCTAGACAGTTATAACTTCCAAGATGTTGATGTAATTAAGATAGATGTAGAAGGTTTTGAAGTGCCATTGCTAGACGGTGCTAAAGAAACTATTCTAAGCAATAGACCATGGATACAGATAGAGGCCAATAAGACAGGTGAAAGATATGGCAGGCCTAAAACCAAAATTCTCGAGAAATTAGCAAGTTTTGGCATGAAAAGAGTTGCTAAAAAATGGCCGGATCAGATATGGAGATTCTAAAAATTTCATTAAATAACTAAAAAAAATACTAAATATTGCATATGAGCACGTTTAAAGACTACCTAACAGAATCAACCAAGTCATATGACTACAAAATAAAGATCGCGGGAGATCCTAAAGACATTGACAAGAATGCTTTAGAAACAGCACTTCAAAAATTTGACCTTACCAGCATGTCAGCCGGCAAAAGCACACCGATCATGACTTTGCCTTTGGACTTTCCAAGATTAAGTAACGAGCAAGTCACAATCTTTGACGTGACTACAAACTACCCAGAGTCACCAAGAGTGATGCACGAGTACCTTTCAGATTTATTAAGGATTCCAATGACACACATGGTTGTTAGAAAACCAGGTGAACCTGCAGAAGAATATCAGAACGACATGGAGGTTGCAAAAAAATCTGAGTATGCAAACAAGTTACATGATATAGAGTACAAAGACGCACCTAAGGTTGACGCAGAAGATTATCATTCAACAAAAGCAAACATGGGTCTATTAAAAGAATTATTAAAAGACAGAGACAGCAAATACATCGTTGAAAAAGGTTCAGATAATGCAGTGCAAGATGCACAACCAAGAGAAGAAGTTGGAACTCCAAGTCCGCTAACAAAATCAACTAACCCACACCCAGACCCAAAAAGGAAATAACTTATGGAAATGATAGACGTATTAACAAAATTGAAGGAAATAGCAGACAAAAAACCTGAATTGGTCAAGGACGCAGTGGAGAATGTTGAGAAGACAAATCCAAAAGTTGACGAAGGTAGAATGAAAGACTATCTACATAGCGAGGCTGAGAAAATGTCTAGAGAAGCATTTCTTAAAAAACATGGAGAAAGTCTAAGAGGATTTTACAACGCAATCATGGGGTCAGAAGATGACGATGATGACAGACCAGATTCAATGGAAGGTAAAGAAATGAAAAAAGAAAATTCAAAAGAAACTGTAAAAGAAGATATGCATATCACTACTGATTCTCCACAAGAGGCAAGTATGTTAATGCAAATTTTAAAAATGGCAGGATTGCAACCTGTCGATGCAAAAATGATGGGCATGGAGCCCCCGCATGGATCTGACATGGATCCTGGTGCCATGAACAAGCAGATGGATACACCAAGTGACGACGATGCCATGGGCACGATGCAGATGGCTAAAATGAGAGACATGATGACTGCACCAGAAGAAGAAAAAGCGGCAGAGACTTTCGCAAACGAGCCTGAAGAAAAAGTTCAAGACATTGACAGTCTAGTAAACAAACACTCAGGCGGATTGAACAGACAAAAAATCCAATACAGAAAAGAATATCCTGGAGATAATCACATGGCGGCGGAAGACAAGATCACGGAACAGGATCTTGCTAACAGCCTAAGAGCACAGTATGACAGTTTCAAGGAGTCATATCAGAAAGCGGCTGAAACGAAGGCAAAACCTGACTACATCGATCTCGACAAAGATGGTAATAAAACTGAGCCTATGAAAAAAGCGGCTAAAGACAAAGAAGCAAAAGAAAAAAAATAAGTCTTTTCCTAGTCCCAATCTACTCTTAAATACTACACTATGGCGTATGTATCATTAGATAGCGACCAAATTAAGAAGGCGCATAAGAAACACAAATACACAAAAGAGCAGGTTGAACAACTTGAAAAGTGTATGGATCCGCGCACAGGCCCATTGTATTTTATGAAACAGTTCATGAAGATACAACATCCAACAAAAGGGGAAATGAAATTCCAACCTTTTCCATATCAGGAAAGATTGGTAGAAGCATACAACAACAATAGATTCTCAATATCAATGCTTCCAAGACAAACAGGGAAAACTACTTGTGCATCTGGATATCTAATGTGGTATGCAATGTTCATTCCTGATTCACAGATACTAATCGCCGCACACAAATATGCAGGGGCATCTGATATAATGTCAAGGGTGCGTTATGCATATGAGATGTTGCCTAATTGGATCAAGGCAGGTGTGACACAATACAACAGAAACAGTATAGAATTTGACAATGGATCAAAAATCATGGCAACCACAACAACTGAAAACACAGGTAGGGGTATGTCACTTACATTAATATACTGCGATGAGTTTGCTTTCGTACAACCACCAGAAAAAGCCAAAGAGTTTTGGACGTCTTTGTCTCCAACACTATCAACTGGAGGAAAGTGTTTGATAACTTCAACCCCGAACAGTGACGAAGATCAATTCGCTATGATATGGAAAGAGGCAAACAAGCGTTTCGATGAATATGGCAATGACAAAATTGTAGGCACAAATGGTTTCTATGCCATGAAAGCACACTGGTCAGAGCATCCTGACAGAGACGAGAAATGGGCAGAGGCAGAAAGATCTAGAATAGGTGAAGAAAGATTCAGAAGGGAACACGAATGTGAATTCTTAATATTTGATGAGACACTAATATCCAGTATAGTTTTAGCTGACATGGAAGGCATACCACCTGTTGAGACAACCGGGCAGGTAAGATGGTTTAAACGTCCTACACCAGGACATACCTACATGGTATCATTAGATCCTAGCATGGGGACAGGAGGAGACTATGCGGCAATACAAGTTTTTGAATTGCCAACTTTTGAACAAGTGGGTGAATGGCATCACAACCAGACACCAATGAATCAACAGGTAAGAATATTACAAGGTATAAACAAACACATCCACGACACGATTATGGAACAGGACGCAACAGCAACACCACAAATATTTTACAGCATGGAAAACAACTCAATAGGTGAGGCCGCACTAATGCGTGTCATGGACATAGGTGAGGAAAATATAGTGGGCATGTTCCTATCTGAACCCATCAGGAAAGGACACAGGCGTAAGTTCAGGAGAGGTTTCAACACCACGGCCAAACACAAAATTGATGCGTGTACAAAATTCAAAGAACTTGTCGAGAACGATAAGATGAAGATTAACTCTCAACTACTGATATCTGAAATGAAGGATTTCGTAGCTACAGGATTGAGTTACAAAGCAAAACCAGGACAGCACGATGACCTTGTGAGTGCTTGTTTGCTTATGACCCGTATGATGAAAGTGTTGGCTGATTTTGACCCTAAAATATTTGAAAAATGGACAGATAGGACTAGTGAGATAACTCCAATGCCCATATTTGGATCATTCACAGGATAATAAATACACTATATGAACCCAAAAAACTCGCAAGATTTATTCAACAAGATTAGATCACAGTTCGCAAACATCAGGCTCGGTGACGAGAACGGTGCCGCTACAGCAAATCCGGTAGATGCCGTGTTCTTTGAGTTTGAATTCAGAGAAGACGCTGACACTTTTGGTGCTGTCAGTATCAGTTTAGCGGATGGTGAGAATATGAAAGTGTACTACAACAGAGATCTTGTTAGCAAAATAGATGAAGACAGCAGAGACGAATGGTATGCGTTCCTTAAGGAGTTGAAAGACTTCGCTGTAGAGCATCAATTGACTTTTGATGTGAGAGATATCACTAAAAACAACCTAACGAAGCAGGATTATGAAAATCTTGCAGATACGAACAAAACGGTAAATATTGACGAGATGTCGGAAGAATTAAACAGGATTACTAAACTAGCAGGGATAGAAGTTAAAGAAGGCCTTACGGGAACTGCTAAACGCTCATACGAAAACTTAGATAAAACTAGATTAATAATAAGGCACTCTGGATCAGTTGATGAAACTGTGCCTGGTGCAAGATCAAGACAGATTGAATCATTATACATTGAAAACGCAGACGGTGAAAGATTCAAGTATCCAATCACACATCTAGCAGGTGCAAGAGCAATGACAAGACACGTTGCAAACGGTGGTAGACCACATGACGAATTTGGCGAACACATTATAAAAACATCAGAAGACATTGCAAAATTAAATTCATTCTCTAGATTTGTAAGCAATAAAGATCAATTGAACGACAATGCTGGTGACATTATTGAACAAACGAAATTAAAATTAGAAAATTTAAGAATGTATATGAAAAATTTATCAAAACAAGGACACTATGAAACTGCATCAAAAGATTTCAAAACAGCAGACGAAGTTGTATTGGATGACGAAACAGCAAATACTTACAAAGACAAATTTACAATGCGTAATTTAGACTCAAGAGTTGAAGAAGCACTGCCAATCATACACAGAATAATGAGTGAACTAGAAAATGCACCTAAGGAAGATGCAGAAGATGACCGTATTAGAAAAGCAATGAAAGACATGGTGCCAAGCACCGTCACAGGCTATTATGAGATCACAGAATTCTGGAAAGAACATACACTGGGAATGGGCAAGACTGATGACGAAGTGATGCATGAGATTTATGAGTGGACTTGGGACGAAATGGGAGTCAGTGACACTAAGGAGAGAGATGAAGTGGCAAAACGTACATCAGTAATAGTTAATGACGTAATAAAGAACAACAAAGACGACATGACGTTCGATGACATGATAGAACAACTGAAAGGCAAAAAAGAAGATCAAGTGAACGAACAACCAGAACACGAAATCACAGTAGGTGACTATACCACTAAACATTTTTACATGTGTGGGTCTGCACAAACTACTATGAAGAAACACGCAGACAAAGATGGTGCAGAAGAACTCACTCGTATGCAAGATATGTTCTACAAGATGGAAAAAGAGGCGATGGACGCTGGTGGTACGAATGAAGAACAAAAGAAGAAGTCACAGATACTTTACGACAAAATCATGGCGAAAGCAAAAGAGGTTGGTATCGCAGATGAGGTTGACAAGTATATGAAGATGCATCTAGACTCAATGTTGAAGAATGATCCTAAACTTGGGTTTGGTAGAACAGACTTAAAAGAAGAACAAGTCAACGAACTGGAGCCAGATGCTGAACCAATTGACGCACCTGTGCAACCGCCAGTAGACCATGGTGCTGTTGTGCAAAGTTTTTTAAACGATCCTGATAGTAAATTAGTTCTAAGAAAAGATGACACGGCAGATAAAATGCTTAAAACTACGAAGTTTACGAATAAGAATACAATGTTAAGTTCTATCTTATCAGACATAGCAAGTAGACTTTTGACTAAATCAGGGGAAGATGACAGGGTGGCAAACTTTGCATCTAGGGTTGCAGATGAGATGGAACAGGAAAATTCGGCGACATTTAAACCAACACCTGACTACATGAAAAACAAAAAAATTGCAATCCAATTGGCGAAGAGATACATTGACGATTACAAGAAAATGCAATCTGATCCAGACTATGGCAAACAAGTGAGGATGGAACCAGGTGAGTTTTCACCAAAGAAAGATATAAAAGGCAAAGCAAAAGAAACTGAACAATTTGAATCATGGGTAGAAAATATTGACAAAGATAAAGAAGACAGAGAAGCAAAATTAAAGGCTTTACAAGATATCCAAATGGATAAACATACATCAAAAGATCCGGAATTACAGAAAGAATTAATGAAACGTAAAGCAGAACTAACACAAGAAGAGCCAGTATTCGCAGGCGAAGAAATAACATTTGAAGATATTAAACCTTATGTGTCAATGTACAAAGGTGATGATGGCAAAATGGTGCACGATGTTTTAGATAAAGATGGCAAATCTGTGTTTAAAACTGGTGACGCAAAAACGGCAATGCAATATCTTTCCAAAAACTTTGAGAAACTAAGACGTCCAGACGACAAGCAAGAAGACGAATCTAATAGCGAATTAGACAGAATCAAAAACCTAGCAAATTATCAATAATCAATTACATGAAAACTTTATTAATGTTTGGCGATAGTTGGGCCGCGGGTGCAGAATTATCAGATGATGAAAAACCGTTTGGAAAAATATTAGCAGAATCAAACAATTTAATTTATAAAGATTATAGTCTGGGAGGATGTAGTAATCCTAAAATGTTACTACAATTAAATGATGCAATAGAAAAAAATGATCATGAAGATAGTATTGCTATTTTTTTCCTTACAAGTTATACAAGAATTATAAATTGGCGAGACATTGCAAAAAGCACAATTAATGCCGCTGGTTTAGATGACATTGATAAAAATTATGCAAAATATTTTTACACCGATGAAGCAGGACATTTCAACACAGTACAAACAATTTTATCTTTACAAAAAATTTGTTCTAAATATAATATAAAAGATTTTTATGTGCCAGGATGGTTAGAATTTAAACTTGACTTTCCGGGTATTGACCTTAATAAAATTTTTAATAAAGGCAAAGGAAATATTGCTACCGCAATAGGCATGCCAAAATTTGGAAATGAAATCACCGAAGAACACAAAAAACACAATTTAATAAATCCTAAAAATTGGCATCCAAACCAAAAAGCACACCAACTAATAGCAGATAGGCTTCAAAATTGGATTTTTACCAATAATAGTAGTAGACATTAGATAAATATAGTTGTATATTACGTACTATATGTCTGATATACATTTAGGCACAAACAAACATAGGCAAAATAGGAGGCTTACATTATGGCATCATTGGCTGAAATAAGAGCGAAGTTAAAATCTCAAGAAGTGAATCGCTCCACTTCCAACACAGGCGGAGACAACGCCATCTACCCACACTGGAATATCGCAGAAGGCTCAGAAGCAGTTGTTAGGTTCTTACCAGATAAGGATCCAAACAACACATTTTTCTGGACTGAAAGAAACATGATCAAATTACCTTTCGCAGGTATCAAAGGTCAGACTGATTCAAGACCGGTAACGGTACAAGTACCGTG